GCCGACAAATGGGTAAGTCAACCGCCGCAGGCGCATATCTATTGTGGTACAGTATGTTTATGCAAGACCAAACCATTCTTATTGCGGCACACAAATATACTGGTGCTCAGGAAATCATGCAGCGTATTCGTTTTAGTTATGAACTATTGCCAAACTTTATAAGAGCTGGTGTTACCAGTTACAACAAAGGATCGATAGAGTTTGATAATGGTTCTCGTATCATTGCACAAGCAACAACTGACAACACTGGACGTGGTTTGTCTATCTCGCTAGCATATTTGGACGAATTTGCATTCGTTAGGCCCAGTATTGCTCGTGAGTTTTGGACTGCACTATCTCCTACACTAAGTACTGGTGGTAAATGTATCATTACAAGTACACCCAATCAAGATGATGACCAGTTTGCACAAATCTGGCGTGAAGCTAATAAGCGTATTGATGAGTATGGCAATGAAACTCCTACTGGTAAAAATGGATTTAGAAGCTATAGTGCAGATTGGAAACAGCATCCCGATAGAGACCAGAAGTGGGCTGATGAAGAAGAAGGTAAGATTGGTGAAGAACGTTTTAGGCGTGAACACTTAAACGAGTTCATTGCGTTTGACGAAACACTTATCAGCAGTTTAAAACTAGCGGCAATGGAAGGTGTAGATCCATATGCTAAACAAGGACAAGTGCGTTGGTATAAGCCGCCAGTACCAGGTAACCTATATATGGTAGCACTTGATCCAAGTCTAGGTACAGGCGGAGATAATGCTGCAATACAGGTATATGAGTTGCCAGGCCTAAAGCAAGTTGCTGAATGGCAACACAACAAAACACCTATACAAGCACAAGTTAGATTAGTTCAAACCATACTGAAATATATAGAAGCTGAAACAGGTAATGAAACAGAGTTGTATTACAGTATCGAAAACAACACGCTTGGCGAAGCTGCCCTGGTTGTTGTGCAAGACATGGGCGAGGAAAATATACCTGGAACGTTTCTAAGTGAACCCAAAAAACGTGGCAATAGTGTAAGACTAAGACGTGGATTTACCACAACACACAAGACAAAACTAGCAGCGTGTGCTAAACTAAAACACTGGGTAGAAACAGATAAAATACAAATAGCAAGTAAAAATTTATTACGTGAACTAAAAACATTTATTGCCCGTGGTAATACATACGCAGCAAAAGAAGGCGAGACTGATGATTTAGTGATGGCACTTGTTTTAATTACCCGAATGGCTCAGGAAATTACCAAATACGAGCAACAAGCATTCGATTATTTAGATGTTCAGGATGATGATGACTATGATGAGCCAATGCCAATGAGCTTCTTATAAGTGTTTTGGCATAAATACATGTAAGGAGAAGCTACATATGGAAAATATTTCACTAAGTAATGAAATTTTTGATATTCTAAAAGGATCAAACTTTAATGTTTCACTATATAAGATAGATGGAAACTCAACAATTGATGCAGACGAAGCAACACGATTCTATTGTGAAGATCAAGATTTAATGATTAGTTTGAGATACCAAGATACAAGAGTAGAAGTTTTAGTACAAGCAGGTGCTGATTTTGATGTCGTAAAAAACAGTGACTTAATAAGTATTTTAAAAGATGTAGCTCACAAGAATTTAGGTGAATTTACAGTGAAACGATTTGACAAAAAACTAACCCCAAAAGACTTTGCACACCAGAGTGTGACTGAATCAGCCGGTTTTGGCAAAACTTACGGTAGCGTAAAAACAAGCTACTTGCAAGTAGGTGAGTCAACAAGACTAATTATTAAACACTCAAAAGCAGTTAACGAAGAAGTTCGTGGCAGCCGCAGTCGCAATATCCAGAATTTGTTCATTGAAAATTCACAAGGCGAGAAATTTAAATTTCCGCACAAGTATATGGCAGGTGCTAAAGCAATGGCAAAGCACGTGAGCATGGGAGGCACTCCGTATGACACAATTGGTGAATCAATTCTAACAATGTGTGAGGAAGTCTCAAGTCTTAATAAGTTTTTAAAGCATGTTAAGACAAAAGGTCTTGTTAACGAAGATAATAATGATATTGTTGAAACAGTACGCAATCAGCTTCGTGAATACAAAGATCAAATCAACACTCTTTCTACTAACAAAGGTTATAACAACTTCCAGGTCCAAGAGGAAGTAGAAACTGTTGAAACAGATAGTAATATCGCAGGTAAGTTTTTAAAGAATACATTTACTGAAGAATTTGATTCAGTGCTGGATAAAGTAGCACGTATCGTTTCAGTTAAGGAAGCAAAAGTAAGTCTAGAGCAAGAAACATTGCGTGACTTTATGAAAATGTTCCAGGACAAGGTAGACTTTAGTCTATCTTTTGATGAGAATGATCCAGAGCACCCTAACAATGAAGATCCTAAAAAATATTCAGGCTCTCAGGGTGCTCTGGCTAAACTCAGCCAGTTACTAGCATTTTTTGCAATGCGTTCTAAAAATGACAAAGCGGCTAACTACATGGCAAAACTAAGTGATATGGTACACAATATGGAACCAAAACATCAAAACTTGGTGGCGCAGATGGTTGTATACTTACAAAAAACAGCAAACAAGACACCAGCAATGGCAGAAGGTATTACTATGAAAATTGACGAAGATGTTATCTTCGGCTTGCGCAAGAAAATAGCATAATTTTTTTGCAAAAAAGTGTTGACAGTCAGCACTATAAATCATATACTGAATAGGCTAATAAAGGCAATAGTAATCAATAGGTTACAATATACAAAACTAACAAAGGCTAATATAGGAGAAATATTATGGCTTCACTAGCAGAAATTAGAGCAAAATTGCTCGAGCAAGAAAATCGTTCCAGCGGCAACCGCGGAACACAAGGTGGCGGAGATAACGCTATCTTTGCACATTGGAACATTCAAGAAGGTTCAAGTGCAACACTACGTTTCCTACCAGACGCAGACGAAAGCAACCCGTTCTTTTGGAAAGAACGTCAGATGATTCGTATGCCTTTTTCAGGTGTAAAAGGACAAGACGAGAATAAGCCTGTAACTGTGCAGGTTCCATGTGTAGAAATGTGGAACGAGACTTGTCCAGTGCATGCAGAAATTCGTCCATGGTTTAAAGATACAACTATGGAAGATATGGCTCGTAAGTATTGGAAAAAACGTAGTTATATTTTCCAAGGATTTGTGCATAGCACAGATATGGAAGAAGAAAACAAACCAGAGAATCCAATCCGTCGGTTTGTTATGTCTCCACAAATTTATAAAATTATTAGTTCAGCACTAATGGATCCTGAATTCCAGGAAATTCCAACTGACTATGAAGCTGGTACTGACTTTAAGATTGTTAAATCTAGCAAAGGACAGTATGCAGACTATTCAACATCTAACTGGGCTCGTCGTGAACGTAGCCTGAATCAAGAAGAACGTGATGCAATTGCTGCACATGGCTTGTTTGATTTGAATGACTTCTTGCCTAAGAAGCCAGGACCAGATGAGATTAATGCAATCTTTGAAATGTTCGAAGCAAGCGTTGATGGTCAGTTGTATGATCCAGAACGTTTTGCAGAATATTATCGTCCATATGGTGTAGACGCACCAGCAGGCGGCGCACGAAGCATTCCAACACCTGCTCCGCAGCCAGCAGCACCAGTTGCTGAAACAGTAAATGATACTGGTTGGCAAGATCCTGCTCCGGCAGCCGCGCCTGCTCCAGCACCAACACCAGAACCTGCACCAGCAGCTTCAGGTGAAGCGGCACCCAGCGCACAAGATATTCTTGCAGCAATCAGAAACCGCAAATAATAATTAACAGGAGGCGGCACTAGTCGCCTCCTACTTTTAGATATTGGAGACGCAATATGGCACGACCATTTGACGTGAGCAAGTTCCGTAAAAGTATTACAAAATCTGTGCCGGGACTTAGCACTGGGTTTCGAGATCCAGACACGTGGATTAGCACAGGAAATTACACACTCAATAAACTAATTAGTGGAGACTTTAATCGTGGTGTACCACTGGGCAAAGTTACTGTTCTTGCAGGCGAAAGCGGTGCAGGAAAAAGTTATATTGCATCAGGAAACATTGTAAAAGCAGCACAGGATCAGGGTATTTTTGTAATCCTGATTGATAGTGAAAACGCTCTTGATGAAAAGTGGTTGCATGCACTGGAGGTAGACACAAGCGAAGAAAAGCTACTAAAATTTAACGTAGCAATGATTGATGACGTTGCTAAGTTGATTAACGAATTGATGGCAGGCTATAAAGCAGAGCATGCTGATACCCCGCCTGAAGAACGTCCCAAAATCCTTTTTGTACTAGATAGTTTGGGTATGATGTTGACACCCACAGATGTAGATCAGTTCAGTAAAGGTGATATGAAAGGTGACCTAGGACGTAAGCCTAAAGCACTTACTGCACTTGTTCGTAACTGCGTAAACATGTTTGGTGATTACAACGTAGGTATGGTAGCAACTAACCATACATACGCATCGCAAGATATGTTTGATCCAGACGATAAGATTTCAGGCGGACAGGGCTTTATCTATGCATCAAGTATTGTTATCGCTATGCGTAAGTTGAAACTGAAAACAGACGCAGATGGTAATAAAACAAGTGATGTACACGGTATTCGTGCTGCCTGTAAAGTTATGAAAACTCGTTACGCTAAACCTTTTGAAAGTGTGCAGGTAGAAATTCCTTATGAAACTGGTATGAGTCCATACAGCGGACTTGTTGATTTCTTTGAAGCCAAAGGCGCACTGAAAAAAACAGGCAATCGTTTGGAGTATACATCTCCAGTAACTGGAGAAGTTATTACAAAATTCCGTAAAGCATGGAACTTGAATGATGAAAACTGTCTTGATCTTATGATGGAAGAATGGGATAAACAACCTGAAGAGATTCAGGATAATACTGGAGAAGAGGCTGTCATCGAATTGGAGGGTTCAAATGAATCTGAGTGATGGTGATTTTGAGTTTATCTTTTCCATGTATGACAATGGCATGGAACTATTAACTCAAGCCAATGATAAAAAACTTTATGCTGAGTCAACCATTAACACACTGGTTGACTACGGTTTTGAAGTAAAACGAAGCATTAAAGAAATTTCTGAACATTGTGAATATCTGAGTGATGCATTAGATTCTTATCTCGAAATGGAAGAAGAAGACGAGGATGTTTTCGGAGACTACAATGAGGATGATTGGGACGGAGACGACTACTAAATGAGTGCCTGGTATAAAAAAGTTACAGCTAACATGGGGGAGATAGTTAATGCTATCTCTCACTTTGAGCGTGAGATTGACCAAGCAAAATTAGAATGCGGAATGAAAGGTAATCTCGAAAAGCAAAGCCGTGACATGCCAGGTATTGTTGAACATCGTTTTAACCAACTGCAAGAAGTTGAAGCAATATTGGAATTTATCAATACTGAAATGCGAAAAACACGAAGTAAGCTATTCAGAAAGTATCTCGAAAGTTACAACCGGCAATTAAGTAGCCGAGATGCAGAAAAGTTTGTTGATGGTGAGGACGAGGTTGTGTCACTCCAATACATCGTTAACGACTTTAGTTTAGTCAGAAACAAGTTTATTGGTGTAATCAAAGCACTGGAAGCAAAACAGTTTCAGATCAATAATATTGTTAAACTTCGAGCAGCTGGTTTAGAAGATATTTCTTTATAAAAATTAAAAAAAATTATAACTTATTGAAAAGGCAGGAAACTTTTTTGCCTTTTTTTCTTGACCAATACGTCTTGATGTACTATATTATATGTATAGTTAGAAACAAACGGAGACGATATCATGTTTGCAACAGAAATGGAAAACAACGTAGGTTGGTTGGTAGAAGCAATTAAAGCTGATTACATTGGTTGGATGGAACGCTGTGCCAAGGGAGAAGAAATTTCTGGTCATCAGAAAGATATGGTTGATCGTTTTTGTGACGGTATTGCTGTTAAAGAAGGCAAGAAATATATCAAGATTACCACTGGCGGTAGTGTTTGGGGTTTCATTGTTAACACTGACACTGACAAAAAATTCCGCAAGGGTGACATCTTAAAAGCAGCAGGCTACAATGCTCCTGCTCGTAACGCTGCACGTGGTAACATCGTTGACGGCGGTTACACTATCCAGTGGACCGGTCCACTTTACTTGAACTAAGGAATTTTATGAACTATCCTAAAAACCCCAATTATTTAGATTGGGGTTCACTAAGTAAAAAACAGTTCAAACATGCTGAACTAAGTTATGAACTTGCACATGAAGATGCACAATTGAATTGGAGAAAGCCAATGAGTAAGACAATCAAAAACCGTATCTCTTATGCACTTACTGATGTAGTAGCAGCTTCTATTGAAGTATACAATGCACAAGGATTTGTCCGTAGTGGGCATGGTCATCATGAATATAATGATGATGGTGAATGGATTAAAACTATTTACGACAACAAAACCGCAGTAAAAGAGCGACTTGATATTGAAGAGCCTTTTAGTGAAGAAGCAACTGCAGAAGCACGTGAACTGGTTGACACTATCAACAGTAAGCTGATGCTTAAAAAGATGACCGGCACACTGGGTAGTTTTGATGATAATATTCTCAAGTCGTTGCGTGATGAAGAAGTAAGTGAAAACTTTAAGATTAGTATTATTGCTAGTTTGCCGCACAGTCTACAAGTTGACAAGCGCCGTGAAGAAGTTAAAGACCGCATAGGGCAACTAAAACACAGTAGTCAGTTCTTTGGCAACAAAGGCACACGTTATGATATCAATGTGGATGTACTGGATGTAAAGTTTATCCAGAGTAGTAATGTTTACATGATTACCGGTGTTTATGCTAAAAAAGATGTCATTAAGTTCTGGTGGAGAGATCAGCCGGATATCAGTGATATTATTCAGGGAAAAACTATCAAGATTCGTGGCACTGTTAACAAACACGAAAACAGCAAATACACGGGCTGTCGTGAAACAATGCTTAATCGGGTTAAAATATGTTAGATCCCGAATTTGAGAAACGGTATAAACAAATACACCAGGCTCATCTTGAAGCGGGAATTGATCACAAAGCATATGAAAAATATGACTTTGCCTTTGATCAAATGCTAACATACTTTTACATAAACGGTGCTAATCAGGGTTTTATAAATTCCTCCTTGCGTTACAATATATCCAACAAGATAGATTGGCGCCGTATATATACTGACAAGTTTGTTAAATGCAATACAAATGATCCTGGATGTGTAGGAACAATACACGGACAAGGATACAAAGATCAATATTTTGATTACAGTTTGCTCTGCCTGGAGTTTGATCACCTGGATATATTTAATCAGATGCGTAATATGATTAATAAATTACCCAGTTCAAATGTATACAAGCTAAAGCCTCCCACTATGATGTATTTGGCAGGGATGATAAAATACAAGAATGATGCTGCAAACTTTCAACATTGCTTCAATAAATTTAGACAAAAAATAAATTTATTTCAAAATTTATCTTAACCTGTTGATTTCATTAAATAATAAAGTTCGCTTTTTGTTTGACAACCAAAGTGTCTTGCTGTATTGTATATAGGTAAGTTAAAAAAACAGGAGAAAGAAATGACTGCAATGGCTTTTAAAACTGAAAAAAAGAAAAGCAAAGTTCAGAAAATTGCAGAAGTTGTCAACGATGCGGTTGATAACCCAAATGAAACAGATGAACAGATCATCGAGCGTATGCGTGAGCGTTTTGAAATTCTCGATGATATGACACAAGCATCAATTGACGGTGTTGTGCGTGGCATGGTTGTAACAGGACCTCCAGGCGTAGGCAAGTCGTTTGGTGTAGAAGCAGTTCTAGAAAAGAACAGTTTGTTTGATAAACTAGCCGGCAATCGGTTGCGTTTTGAAGTAATCAAAGGCGCAAGTAGTGCTATTGGCTTGTATAAAGTTCTTTACAATAATGCAGACAAAAACAATGTACTTGTTTTAGATGACTGTGATACTGTGCTGTATGACGAGACATCACTTAACCTGCTTAAAGCGGCACTTGACTCAAGTAAAAAACGTAAACTGAGCTGGAACACAGATAGTGCGCTACTACGCCGTGAAGGTATTCCAGATACGTTCGAGTTTAAAGGCAGTGTTATTTTTATCACTAACCTAAAGTTTGACAAAGTGCGTGGCAAGATCAAAGATCACTTGGATGCTATTATGTCACGTTGTCACTACCTAGACTTGACTATGGACACTACACGTGAAAAGGTCCTACGTTGTAAGCAGATTGTGCAAGATGGCATGCTTAACGAGTATCAGTTCTCAAAAGAAGAAGAAGCAGAACTTATGGACTTCTTGATTGATAACAAAGACAAGATGCGTGAGATTAGTTTGCGTATGGTGACCAAACTAGCAGACTTGAAAAAGTCAATGGCTAGCAAGTGGAAGCGTACCGCAGAAGTGACTTGTATGCGCCGTGTATAAATATATACATGGAATTTATAATTAAAGCGATTCTCGGCGGCTTAATTGTCGCCGGTGTCGTATCAGCAGCTCAAAAAGGAAACCCAACAATAGGCGCCTTGATTTTAGGCGTTCCGTTGGGTAGTATTATTAGTGTAATCTTTATGCATTACAGCGGTGTACAGCCTGAAATTTTCAGCCAGTTAGCCAAAGAGACAGTACTCTTTGTGGCTGTGAGTTTAGTGTTTTTCCCTATATTTGCTTATATGGTGATGCACTATAACTTTTGGATCAGCCTAACCACCAGCATTGCCGTGTGCATGGCATGCTTGTATGCTCTTCTATTGTGGGTAAGCAAGTAACTACTGTTGAGTAGGTACACTTCCGCCAATAGTATGAAGCCCATGTTCTCTATCCAGATACTTGTATTCAACTTTTACAGGTTCCCATACCTGAATATAATCAAGTACGTCTTGTGGATCAAAAGGTCCACATGTGTAAACATCAAGTTGAATAAGTGCAGGATCAGGCTCGTTCCACACATGGCATGCCATGTGTGATGTTTCAATAACGCAGACACAAGTAGGTCCTTTGTTACCTTCGATAGTAGTAATATCAGCACTGATGGGTCCAGCTAGGAGTTTCATGCCAATCTTACCAACTAAACTTTTCATCCATTCGCGCAACTCTGCCTCCTCCGGTGGCTTTTTTGCTTCAATGCGAAGGATAATATGTTTATGAACAATTTTTGCCATTTTGTATTTCCTTGGTAACTCAGATAGGATTTACTATCTGGTAAACGTATTTATTTAGAAATGCTTGACATCGCTTTATTATAGTCTATAATGATAATATGAACTGTACAATAATCCTAAAAGATGAAGTAAACTGTAAAATTGAGGGGTTGGATCTCAACACTAGAAAAAAGTGTGAGAAAGAGCTTAAATTTTTCATGCCTTATGCATACCATGTTCCAGCATACAAGTTGGGCAGATGGGATGGGTGTGTGAGCTTTTTTACAGTTGGTGGTGTAACATATACCAATCTGCTAGATAGAGTGTTGCCAATTATTATGGCAGAAGGATATCAGATTGAAGTTGATGATAGGAGAAGCACTCACGAATTTAAATTTGACAGAGTAGATGAGACTACGTTCCAGCACAAAGTGTGGCCAGTCGGACACCCTGTGGAAGGACAGCCAGTAACATTGCGTGATTATCAGATTGAAATCGTAAACAAGTTTTTGGAAACGCCGCATTGTTTACAGGAGATCGCAACTGGTGCAGGTAAAACATTAATTACTGCCGCACTCAGTGAACGTGTTGAGAAATACGGACGCAGTATTGTTATTGTGCCAAACAAAGACTTGGTTAGACAAACATACGCAGACTATGTCAATCTCGGACTAGACGTTGGTGTTTATTTTGGTGACAAAAAAGACATTGGAAAAACCCATACTATATGTACATGGCAAAGTTTAAACAGTATCAAGAAAAAGTTTCGTGATGGTGACAGCGAAATGAGCTTGCCAGACTTTGCAGAAGATGTTGTTTGTGTTATTGTTGACGAGGTACACCAGGCCAAAGCTGATGTACTCAAAGAAATGCTAACAAAAGATTTTGCACATATTCCACTTCGTTGGGGATTAACAGGCACAATACCAAGAGAGGATCATGCTCAAACAAGTTTACAGGCATGCTTGGGTGAAGTAGTAAACAAGCTAGCAGCTAGTGAACTACAGGACATGGGCGTTTTAAGTAACTGCCATGTTAACATTGTGCAGCTTAAAGAAACAAGCGAGTACAATAATTATCAGAGTGAGCTATCATATCTTACAACTGATAAAAACCGCATGGACTATATAAGTGAACTGATTTCACGTTTAAGTGAAGGAGGTAATACGCTTGTATTGGTTGATCGGATCAAGGCGGGAGAAATTCTACAAGAAAATCTTCCAGGAAGTAAATTTGTAAAAGGTGCCATGAAGAGCACTGACAGAAAAGATGCATATGACGAAATTAATGAGAGTGATAACTCGATTACAATTGCAACATACGGTGTGGCAGCCGTTGGTATTAACATTCCTCGTATCTTTAATCTTGTACTTCTGGAGCCTGGCAAAAGTTTTGTTAGGGTAATCCAGAGTATCGGACGTGGTGTAAGGAAAGCCGCAGACAAGGACCATGTAGAAATATGGGACATTGCAAGCACAGCCAAGTATAGCAAAAAGCATTTGGCTGAACGAAAAAAATTCTATAAGGACGCAAATTATCCGTTCACATTAGAAAAAGTAGATTGGATGTAATTATGAAAATTTTAACTTTAGACAATGTGGCATATGAACTAGACGACATTCCAGAGCAGGTAGAAGATCTTAGATTTTCAATATTAGACTATAGTAATCCAAAAAATGTAGACTACTTTTTTATTCCTCTCATATTCATGGAAAGTTTTTATAGTCCAGCCGCAGTATTACAGATTGGAGACAATCAAATAAGAATTCCACTGGATTGGAGCATTGTAATTTGTGATCCAATGGTTGGAGATCCCGAAGTAGTCAGCCTCATGAGCTTGAATGACAGAGGATTCCATGCCTTTACAATGAATCCTCTTACTGGGTTTGTACCAGAATATCTTGACGTTAGTATTGTTAACGTTTATACTGATGTAAAGTGGTATGCACCCAAACTTAAATTTGGGCATTTTTTAACAATACCACTAAATGATGAGCCTAACCCTCCGTGTGCTTTGTTTATTAAAGAAGCAAACAAGGTGCCCGAAGTATTAGATATTAGCGAACTATGGTAGATAAATTAAGTATTAAAGAAGAAATGAGAGCTATTGATACCAAGAATAGAAATTGGTATGATTCTCTTACCGTTGACGAAAAGAAAAAAGTTAGTCCTTGGGTATTGATGAGATATGTCAGCAATGTGAAAAACCAAGCTGTTCCTGACATTGAAGAACATTATTTGGAATGGACTAACGAGTTAGTTAACGTAAACTTTAATGCACTGAGCAAACATCCACAGTTGCAAGTACAACTAATGCAAGTTGTTGGACTAGGAAAGTCACAATTCCATGTGTGGCAAGCACCAGGAAAAAAAGGCGGAACTGATAGTAAAATACATCAAATATTTCTAGACTTGTACAAGCATTTAAACTTTGATGAAGTACATTTGCTAATCAGCCAGTATACAAAAGACGAGCTTGCCGACATACTAGAACAAAACGGATATAAACCCAAAGACATCAAGAAGATCTTAAAATGAGTGTTAAGTGCGAGTATTGCAAAAAAGTTTTCAAGAGGGAAAGCACAATTGCAGTGCATATGTGTGAGCAAAAGCGCCGCCATATGAGCCGAGACAGTAAAGAAACACAGCTAGCACTCAGAGTATATCAGCTTTTTTACAGAGTTGGTACTAATAGTAAAAAAGATAAAACCTTTGATGATTTTGTAAAGTCACAATACTATAACGCATTTATAAAATTTGCAGGGTATTGTATGGAAATCAAGATTGATAGTGTTGAAGAGTATGCCAGGTATCTAATACGCAATCAAATTAAAATAGATCGCTGGGCTAGTGATACTACACTCAACAATTATATCAAACAGAGATTGAGAGAAGAGTCTGTTGATAGAGCTGTTGAAAGAACTATTATTTTTATGGAAAACTGGGCTCTAGAAAACAAAGAAAACTTTAACAAATACTTTGAAAAGGTTAATCCAAATCTAGCAGTGTTTCATATTTGTAGTGGAAAAATAAGTCCATGGGTAATCTATGGAACACAGAACAGTGAAAGTTTGCTTGACAGACTGAACGAAGAGCAAATTGATATGATTAGTAATTTTATTGATCCAGACTTCTGGAACATTAGAACCAAGAGAAAAACTGAAGACTTTGACTGGGTTAAAAATATCTTGAAGGAAGCAAATATATGATTACCAATACTGATATTGACATTGATGTAGCCAATCGAGATCGCATTTTGCGACTAATTCGCAACACGCCTGCAATGATGAGCAATGCTAAAAATGAAACAAGACACAAAACTGGTGTATACTTTCATGAAATTCCAGATGATCCTATTACAGGGCTTGCTACTATAGACTATAAAGAAGCAGAAGAAGTTGGGTTTTTTAAAATTGATATTCTTAATGTGAGCTTATATGAAAAAATTAATAGCCCGCAGCAATTGGAATACTTACTGAGCTTAGAGCCAGACTGGAGTCTTATGACTAATCCATCAGCTGTGAGAAAGTTCTTCCATATTCACAAATATTTTAATGTTGTTAACAAAATGCGCCCAGATAGTCTGGAAAAACTTGCCGCAGTATTGGGAATGATACGTCCAGCCAAAAAGCATTTGATTGGAGAGTCCTGGGATAAAATTTTAAGTGAAGTTTGGATCAAGCCGGATCGTCAAGACGAAGGATATTTCTTTAAAAAAGCACACGCACATGCCTATGCACAAGCAATTATTGTACAGATGAACATGGTGAGCGAGGGTATACTTTAAGACTTATTTTTTGCTACTAGGTTAATACTGCGCCTTTTAATTCTTTTTGTAATACTATTGCTAAGTTTAACTTCAGGACCAGCAATAATTTCCATTTGTTTTACATTAAAACTCATTACACAGTCAGCGTAATTCCATCTATTGAGCAGTGCAATGTTGATAGGCAACATTCTATTTGTTTCCCACCACCATTCTTCGCCCAATCGTAAAAATTCACGCTTTCTTTCTATCTCTTGTATTCTGTCATAGACATACAAACTCGCAACCTGTACATCAATGTTTTGAATGATTCCGAGGTATTCGTTTGTTCCACAACTGAGCAGTGTCAGAAATGGATATTCGTCTAGAAGTTCTTGATACTTTTGTAACATCACTTTTATTTAGTTGTTTATTTTTTCAGCTTTTCTGATAAATACCATAAAGGAATAATCTATAATGAGCAACTATTCTACATCATATAATATCAGCCAATCTGGTGATCTTTACCTTCTAGGACAACATAATGTTGCAACTGGACAGGCAAAGTACGGAGGAAACAGAGGCACTACAATTAATGCTCCTGTTAACTATCGCAAGCTAAAGTTATTTACTGGATTAGATAATGAATTTTTCTTTTATATTAAAAATCAAGATAGAAAACCAGTTTTAGCACATAACATGGAAATTCACGGAACTCTTGTTAATCGTGAAACAGGTGGTGTACTGGTAAAGCAAAAGTTAGCTCTATTAGATCCAACACAAGGCCTTGTTCGCATGGAAGTACGTGCTGCGGATATTTATGGAGAACACGGAAACGTTTGTGATTTGGTATTAACATATGCAAATGATCGTGGACTGGAACTTCCTTTGTTTGCAGATTTAAATATGCGCCCTAGCCTAGTTGTTGAAATTACAGACGAAGCACAGCCTGTGCCTCTTGCAACACAATCAGATAACACAGCATACGAGATTGACGGTATATTTTATGGCAGCATTATGAATGGTCCAACTTATTATGGTAAGAAAAATGGACTTGTAACTTTTGGCGTATATGCAACTGGTTATACTGGTAAGTTTTGGCTAGAAGGATCAACAAGTAACCAACCAGCAAGTGGTGATTGGTTTGAGATTGAATTGGGTGTACAAAACTTCTATCACAGCTTTAGAAACTTTACTGGTATAGAACCATTTGTATTTCAGAGTAATATCCAGTGGTTTCGTACCAAGTGGGAAAATACCGGAAACGGAACGATTGACAAAACTATAATTCGCCTGTAATATATAGGTATGTCGCTTATAATTAATTACATCAGAACATTAGTGCCTGCTGACTGGCAGTCTAACCCAAGTGGATGGGTTAGTGGCAATTGTCCTATGTGTGTACACAATGGTGAAAGTCGTCCTGACACCAAAGGTCGGGGCGGCTTCAGTTTTGAGTCAGATGAAAAATTCCAGTACAATTGCTTTAACTGTGGATTTACTACTGGGTGGAGTACTGGAAAGCGACTGAGCTATCGTCTCAAAAAGTTGATGAACTATCTAGGTGCAGAAGAAAGCGACATACAACGTCTGCAACTGGAATTAATGCAACAAGACGAACTGGCGCAAGTCCTTATCAAAAGACAAAACCGTACTCGCCCAGTAGTAATAAACTGGCCACAGATGGATCTTCCTGAAAGTTCACTACCAGTTTCCATGATTTCCAACTTCAATGAAAGCGTTATACAGGGTATGACATATTTGGTGGACAGAGGTTTTGATCCAATGGATGGTAATTTCTGGTTTACTGAAAGTAGACAGCCTGCTGTAATGAACAAGCGTATTATTATCCCTTTCACTTATAAAAATAAAATTGTAGGATACACTGCACGTTGGATTGGTGATGTTCCTGACGGTATGCCTAAATATTACAACAAGCAGCCTCCCAAAAACTTTGTTTATGGATTGGATAACCAAACAAGCGACAAAGATATTGTTATTGTAACAGAAGGAATATTGGATGCAATTGTGACAGATGGGTTAGCAATTGGTAGTAATAACATTAACGAAGACCAGGCAAACATCATTGACAGTTTACAAAAGACTGTAATATTATTGCCAGATGCTGATGAGGCTGGAGCAAGGGCAGTTAACACAGCAATTGACAGAGGCTGGAGTGTGAGTTTCCCTGAATGGGATAACTGTAAAGACGCAGGAGATGCACAAGTAAAGTACGGAAAACTGTTCACTGTAAGATCAATTATCGACAGTGCTGTCAGTAACCCAACAAAAATAAAAGTATTAATGCAAAGGTATTGTAAATGAAAGTATTGATTATTGGTACAAGTCACACAGAGGCTTCATGTCGTCGCCACAAAGACGACAATCATGTAGAGCGTATGATGCAAGGACGTTATCATGATTATTTTAAAACTGAGTTTGGGTGGGAAACAACAGTTATTGCACAAGGCGGAGTCACACCACAAGCACAGCTTTATGCAGTGACCGCATATTTCGCAGATCATCCTGACGAAAAGTGGGACTTATGTTTGTTTGAAGGCCGTAATATAGAAACCACAGTGATGATACCACACGGCAACGACTTAACCAAACCTAGTCCTCCTACATGGGATGAAATGTATCACCGATTTGTAGACAAAGATTATTATCATAAGGATTATGAATATCCGTTTTATTGTTTAACTATTGGTACTGAGAAATTTGACAACGGTGGGGTATTTCATCAATATACACATTGGGCCGATAACTATGTACTAACACCCAACCAAATGCTAGATTTTTTTGGTTGTAATAGAGCTATAATTAGCTTAGTAGAGGAAAGGTGTCCTATAGTTAAGTTTTGGGTGTTCAGTCATCCATTTGAAGTGTTGCGTAATGATCCTGATTATCAATTCATAAAACCATTTGGGGAACAAATTTTAGGAAAGTATTTTCTGTTTGATGATCCTTGGAAAAATGTAGATGTACCAATGGACATGAGATGCACATGTAATCATCCAAATGAGCAAGGACATAAATGGATGTGGGATAATGTTATCAAACCTGCTACATTAAAAATTATAGACAACAACTAGACTATATAGTATACTAAAAGAAAATGGAAGAATAGATGGCTGAAGAATACACACTTGAATTACAGAAATTATTTGTTGAGTTTCTTGCACAAGATCAAGATCTTTTTGTGCGAGTGAATAATATTTTAGACAGTGAGTATTTTGACAGAACACTACGTAAGAGTGTAGAATTTATTCGAGTACATGCTGAACAGTACGGCGCCCTACCAGATCAAACACAGTTAAAAGCAACCACTGGGCTTGAGCTAGATGGCTTGGGAGACAAGATTGATGACAGACACAAAAAATGGTTTGTGGATGAGTTTGAAAAGTTTTGTAAACACAAAGCATTGGAAGGTGCAATCCTAAAGTCGACTGATTTGCTGGAAAAGGGCGAATTTGGTGCAGTTGAAAAAATGGTTAAAGATGCAGTACAGCTTGGACTTGCCAAGCATATGGGTACTGACTATTGGGAGAGCCCTGCAGAGCGTATTGAGCGTGTGCGCAATCAACGAGGCGGAACAAGCACTGGTTGGAAAGCAATTGATCAGAAACTGTATGGTGGGTTTAACCGTGGAGAACTAAACATATTTGCAGCAGCAAGTGGCGGCGGTAAGAGTTTGTTCTTGCAAAACCTGGCATTGAACTGGGCATTGGAAGGACACAATGTTGCATATGTAAGTTTAGAACTTAGTGAAGAATTATGTAGTATGAGACTTGACAGCATGCTCACTGGAATGAACACAAAGGATGTATTCAAGAACGTAGAGCAAGTAGACATGCAAGTACGTATGGCTGGCAAAAAGGCTGGAATGCTACAAATTGTGCAACTTCCAAATGGTATTACAGTAAATGATTTGAA